TGTTTCAACACTTCCACAATAAAAAGCAATGCTATCTGTAGTGTTTGCCCCCACGCTTTCTACGTTATAAAATATAACTTGTGTCCCATTTGGATTTAAAGCAGTAAAGGTACTGTACGCCGTCAATGTCGTGCCCGAAACTGTTACTGTTCTTGTGGTTTTTGAGCATTTTGTTGGCTCAACTAAAACCGAAGAATTTGCAGCTATTCCCAGTATTGATGGTAAAGTTGTGGCAGTGGTTGCAAAAGAATTTAAATATCCATATTGGGCGTATACTCCGTTATATGCTGTTGCTGTTGAAAGAATATTTACAAGCATATTTGTTGCGCTTGCACTGTTATCAAAATCCAAATCTTTTAAATCTGGCTGTTCTTTTAAAAACGATATTAAAGAACTTTTAATTTCACTAAAATCCAAAGAAGCAACATTTAATTGTGAAAGGTTATATGCCATTATACTTGTACCTCAATAAAACAAGAAGAATTTTGTTGTTTGTTGACACCGTTGTTTAATGAATAAAAAACTTCGAATGTTACTATATTTTGTGTAAAATCAATAACATTAACTTTAACATCTATCAGTTCTGGAATTTTTGAAGCTATATCCGCTGCCAGCTTAAGTTCCATTACACCCACATCTGCGTTTCCATCAAAAATATAGTTAAAATAATCGGAGCCAAAATTTACATCTGATGGTACTTCTCCTTTATTTGTTTTTGTAACATTTTCAATATATTGTGAAATAGCATTAAACCCACTTACCATACCAACGTCTTTTGTTGAGGTAGATGTTTTTACTTTCTGTAGAGTTATTGAAAAATCTTTTAGAGCCATCGAAATATTTATCTTAAGTATAATCCCCACTGCCCGCTATCTGCGACAGAGAAAGAGATGTTTCATGTGTTCCTGAATTTGTGACGACATGCTTCATGCCAGTTATGTAATATAATCCACTCAAATCCGATGTGTAGCTTGGGTCGTTTACATAGCCACTCATATAGTTTGCATTAAAATAAACTACTTGGCCCAATTTTAATTTAAAATCTCCAGCTATGGTAGCATCTACTTTTTTACCATATTTAAACGCATCTAAAAATTCTGCTCTTTTTACCGGTGTTTCTTTCGGAGTGTTCCAAAAAGTAGCATCATTTAATCTTAATTTTAAATAAGATTCGTATTTGTCTCCTATTTCTGGGCACCTACAACTAAAAGATGATGCTGGAGTTCCCCAGAGACACCCTAGCCATTCATAACCCAACTGTGAATTTATCAAACTACACTCGCCAGAGGTTACTTGAAAATATGAATCTATGCCACCATCACCAGTTGAACCGCAAGCACCTCCGAATCCAGTCCACAAATAAGCTTTGTAATCGCTTCCCTGCGCTTTAAAATTTAATTCTTGAAAAAATGTATTACCGTATGGTTTATATTCATTTTTTGCATCTTCTATATTTTTTGGTAAAACAAATCCAATTTTTTTTGAAATATCTGTTATTGCGGGAAATTCTTGAAAACAATTTGCAAGAGAAACTGGTATCAAAGACAGCCCTCTTGTAAGATACGCATTTGCACACTCATATGTCGATTTTGCATTTACAGGATAAAAAGCCTCTTGGCTGTAATTTGTTCCGTAGGTTTTAATTTGTCTTGTTTGTGTATTCATTATTTTTATCCTTATTCACAGCAACCGTCTAGTGTATTTTCTACTGTAAAATAATAGAATCCATTTAAAGGATCGTTGTTTCTGCACAAACGAACAATGTGGTTTATATAACCTGAAGCGCCAAAACTGTTTCCAGCAACACCTATTGGTCTGTACTTAAAATAGCTCGGAACACAATCAGAAGCATAGCCGGGTGGTAAGTAAGCTAAAGAAAGCCCAGATGGTCCAGTTAAACTTCTTTCATTTATATTGATCGCCCAACTATTATCTAGAGTCAACCCAGATTTAATTAGAGGGTCTAAAGTCCACCCTTCGATCATGTAGCCAGTACCCCCAGTTGATGCCGTGTAGCCGGTTCCACCAACAAAAGTTAACTTATTCCAACGGTACATGTATTTTTTTGCATCTCCGGGATTTGGGACTGGCAGATTATTGAAATACCCAGTAAGACCAAAATCGACCGCATATTCTTGCAATACAGCAAAAAAACAATCATCGGTTCTTGTTCCCATGCAACAAAGAGAATACATAACAAAATTTTGTGTTTCAATCTTTCTTAACAGATCCAATCTATTTTGCAGATTTGTTGTTCTATTAACAAAAGCCTGATATCTGATATCCATCACTTTTTGTAAATTAGTCTGTATTCCTTCTATGTCTCTGGGTGGGTTGTTTCCTTGATCTGGGTGAATCTGGGTAAGATCAAACATGTTGTTCCACATCTCAGTATTATCAATAAATGGCATAAATCCACATACACCACTGAGACCGAAAGACATATTTGAAACAGATGCATCAAGCCCATACTCACCGTTAAATGAATTTAAAAAAGTTTCTTGATTTACCGAATCTAAGTCGGTAAAAAACCCAAAATGTCCATCGTATATTAATTGTTCCGCACCCCCCACAGCATAAGTGGCACCAGCTGGTGTAGAGCCAACTATTTCTATATTATATCTCTGACCTTCATCTTGAAATTGATACATCAGAGATTTTGTCGTATAGCCATAATAATCGGTACCGGGCGACCCATTTTGATTAAAATAAATTTGTGGTACTACATCTAAAAATTTAGGAGTTTTTCTTATATAATAGTAATTTTTTGAAAGATACTGATACGCCGGATTTGTTAAAATATTATAAGCTTTTCTGTATATTTTCTCATCTGTTAATTTTTGGATTACAGATTCACCATCATAAACTGCTATTCGTCTATAATCGGTATCAATACTTTCAAAAGAAGAGTCTTTTTCTAAATCTCTATAAAAATATTTAAAATTAATAGATGCATTTAATCCAGTCCAAAACATAAAATTAGGATATTTTGGTAAATTTCCTGTGTTATTTTGGCGGTCTCCGTCCCACACAGCATAAGATGCAATATAATTCATATACTGTAAAGCATCGTCTATCGGAGCTGGTTGTCTGTCTCCAAGAAAATTTATTGGTTTATATAAAATATAATTATCAGTTGGGTCAGTATAACTATCGGTTACTTCGTATCTTTCTTCTTCTCTAAAAAATCCATCTTGTTTTACATGATCTACAAAATCATTTATTTTATAAACTCTGGGATATTTAAAATCCAATGAACTTAATAGAGAATATTCCTGGTTGTCAAAATAATATTCGGTAGTAAAATAAATAGCAACAAAATTTTCTTCCGTATCTGATGCAGCATTATTTAAATAATTGACGGAAGTTATATGAAAATACCAAGGCTTTGTTCCATCTAAAAAATTAACTATAATTCTTGTTATTTTAAATTTTTGAAGTCTTCCAACAATATCTTGTCTGTCCTGAACAATCAACACTCCAGATGGAACCAATTCTGTTATACTTTCAGTAAATTCTATTCTCTCAAACAAACACTCTGGATTCTGTTTTGTTATATCTAATGACGTGCCATTCCCATCATTAGCTGACGTTTCATCGGCCAAAAGAATAGATTTAATAGTAGAATATGCGGGATTAAAATTTTTCTGCCTGTTTGCCATATCAATAATATTTTGTTGTTACCAAATAATCAACCAAAGATCCAATTAAATTAGATGAATACGCTGGCAGTTTATTTATTTGTGTTTTTAAAACAGTTTCGTATGTAACAGAATCGACCGTTGTTGTTCCACCGTATTTGGTTGGTGTTTTTGAAGTAGAACTATTTACAACACTGTTTGAAACTTTTGAACTATACGATTTATATTCTCCCGTAAACTTTCCACTTGCTGTATCGTAAGTATATGCAACTTTACTTAATGCCGGTTCTATTGTTTTATTATAAACAGCATTTAACTGGTATCCACCAGTAGCACTTTGTGTTATTACAACGTATTGTGAACCTGTAAGCCCCTCTTTTAAAATAAGACCATTTTTTTGATCTTTAACTATAGAACTTCTGGAAAAATAAAAATCATCGTCAACAACTGTAAATGCACCGTTTATATTAAAATTTCCGATTGAAGAGAAAGATGCCGAGCTTCCAGTGTTTGGCTCATATAAAACCACAATACTTCCTTTCGGAGGAACATATAAAGTGCTTCCTTTATCTACAACCGTCATTTCAACATTTAATTTCGGTGTATCTAGTTCTTTTTGTATTTTTGAATTTTGTTTATTTAAAGTAAACGGATTGTAATTTTCTGTACTTAAACAAAAAATCCAAAATGAGTCTGGATCTTGATAAGTTAGAGCAGCAGCTTCTACTAAAGTGTTGCTATTGTCATATTCTAAAAAATATGGTGTTAGTGTACTTTGTGTGGGATCAACATAAGTAAAAAAATCACTTATATTAAAAGACCCTATTGTACTTTCAAACGAAGTTTTTGGAAGTTTTGAAAAATATTGCATGATTAACTTGATCCAAAACTATTGTAAGATATTTCTGACTTTGACCATATAGCGTTTGCATAGGGAACATATGTTCCGGTTTCAAATTCAGTAAACTGTAAACCGAGAAGAGTTACAGATGAAGTTCCATTCGGTAAATAACGGATAATGCTATCAGCATCATCATTTCTTTTTACCATTACAGTGTTTAAAACACAAACTAGCGGTTCTCCCAGCCAATTCGCGGTGAGGGCTGCATTATTGAGTGCGGTTGTCCCATTTCCTTTTGATACACCCAAAACCCACAATTTTTGTGGATAACTTCTTTCAGGTAAACCACTTGCTACTGCTGGGTATGAACATTTTCTAAATGTTCCACATATTTCTTCTACAACCAAAGACTCATATTGATTTTTTGGGACAAAAATATATTGGAAAAAATATTGTTTTCTTCCTTCAGATATCATAGACATTTCTGCTATGTTACTGAATCTTCTAAAAGTAGATGTGGCGAACACCCGTTCATAGTAGGCCATCGCAGGTGCAGCCATACGCTCCAACATATTCATCAGGCCACCGCTGTTCGCCAGACCGGCTTTGGTTAGTATAGGTCCGACTGGATTACTATTACTTTCCCCGAATTCATGTTGAACATTGTAGCCAGGTTCCTTTGGCATCTGCAGTTTTATATGAAACTCAGCTCGGCTAACTACACCGGGTCTTGTTCTCTCTCCATTTACAAGAGAATAGGGTGCAGCAAAAAAATTCATCCATAAAGGCTGCTCTGCTGCGTAGATTCCTTGTGGGTATTGGTAAAAACTGGCCATTTAGAAATATTTAGGTAATTTAACTAAATATTTAGATGGCATATAAAACTAAATTTTTACCAAAAAATAAAGAAAAATATGTGGGGGATGTAAATTCCATTGTATGCCGTTCTCTTTGGGAGAGATCTGTCTGTAAGTTTTTTGATGAAAACTCAAATATATTAAAATGGGCATCGGAAGAAATAACTATTCCTTATATAAATCCATTTGATAATAAGGTTCACACCTATTATCCGGATTTTTTAGTTCAATTTAAAACACCAGAAGGCAATAAATCCTGGTTAATTGAAATTAAACCAAAAAAACAAGTGGTCTTAAAAGAAAACTCAAGTAAAAAAGAAAAAATTACTTGGGCGATAAACAATGCTAAATGGAAAGCTGCAGAAAACTACTGTTTGAAACACAATTTTGAATTCAAAGTACTAACCGAAAAAGAGATATTCGCAAATGGCTAATCCTCAAAATACTATTTTTGAAATAAAAAACTTTATAAGTCGCCATAAAGGTCTCCAAAGAGACAACAGGTATTCTGTTTCGTTTGTAAATTTGCCACCAAGTTTAGGATCACCCCCTCCAGAAGACTATAAAGTTGTGGCAGTCGCAACTGGAGCAAGAGCGATAGATGGAATATCTGACAATTTGATGGGATATGGTTCTGGAAGAATAGTCCCAAGATCACAAAAATTTGTTGGCGGGATACTTTTAACATTTCCGGTAACCAACGATAACTTTATATTGGATTTTTTTAATAGGTGGTTTAATACAATATATTCGGGCGGAAGAATACGTGGAAACTATTCTATGCCATACATGGTAAATTATTATGATACTATAATTTCACCCGTACAGATGAAATTAAACTTATTAGACCCAAACGGTAATGTAAACCGAGTTTGCACTTTTTATGAAGTATATCCGCTTGAATGTTTGCCATATGAATTTTCTATGGCAAACCAAAATAACTTTTTAAAATACCAAGTACTTTTAAATTATAGAGAATACACATTTGGAGTAGTTTGAAATGAATTTATTATCTGAAATAAACAACTTATTGCCGACATATACTGTCGAACTTCCGTTTTCTAAAAAAGAAGTAGAATTTACGCCTTTTAGAATAAAAGATATAAAAAATTTAAGCATAGTTTTGCAAGAACAAAATAAACCATTAGCTTTTGCTGCAATGGTTGATATTCTAAAAAGAAGTGTAAAAAACACAAACGTTATGGAACTCACAATGGCTGATGCTGAGTTTTTATTTTTAAAAATAAGATCAAAAAGTGTAGATGAAATACTAAATTTAATTTACAATAAAAATAAAATACAAGCAAACATAAACGATATAAAGTATAGAAATAGTATCCAAGATCTAGTATTAGATATCGGAAATAATATATCAATACAGCTTAAAACTCCTCTAGTGAAGGACTTTATAAAGTTAAAAAATTTTGAAAAAGAAGATATAATTAAATCGTCCATAAAGTCTTTTACCGTAAAAAACGAATTATACGAATGCAATAAATTTGTCCCAGAAGAATTAAAAGAATTATTAAACAATCTTCCTATAACTTTAGTTTCTAAATTTGATTTATTTTTAAAAACCGAACCTCAGCTATACATTCATGTAGAAATAGATGGAGAAACAAAGGAAGTGGCGGGCCTTTTAAATTTTTTTTCCTTTCGGTAAAGTTTTTTGATTTAATGGATTATTATTCCACAAACTTTACCTTGATAAACAAGTATAACTGGTCAAATGAAAGTATAGAAAATTTAATACCGTGGGAAAGAGATGTTTACATAAATCTTTTGATAGCGTATGAAGATACAAAGCAACAGAAACAAATGCAAAACATGAAGGATTTTAATTTCAATGGATGAGCAAGAAGACATATCACTTGATGTAGAGGCAGAGTCTTCCGCGTTTGCCCCTATAATTAATTTTACAAAATCTTCAGATACAGATTCTTTTGTGAGTCCTGCAGACAGTCCTCTTCCGGACAGAGAATCTGTTTCAAATTTAGATAACTATTCTTTACCAGAAACAGAAATAATTAAGTCAAATGATCAAGAAGAACTTCCAGAAAGATTAAACGTAGAGATATTTGAAAACGCAAAACTTCCAGAAAGCACATTAAATTCAGAAAATTTAGAATCAGCACAGCTACCAGAAAACTCTGTAACCGGTGAAATAGACCAAACTAAAATTGTATTACCAGAATCAGATTTAATACAAAACACAGAAGTTGAATCGATTAAATCCGGGACAAAACCAGAATATTCTGAAATAATTTCAAATTTTTCAATAAAAGTAGATGCTGAGGCAGCATACGAAAAAGCAAAAGATCTGGAAGGAAAAGTAAATTCTTTAGATAAAAATATGAACGATTTGCGGTATCCCAAAGGAAATTGGATAAACAATTCTGAAAAAGACAAATATGAAGAAAGACCAACAGTTGAAGCAACCAATCTTGTTTTTGACGCTAGATTAAAACGCTTTGCATCCAGACCTATATGGGTATAAAAAAAGCCCCTTGCGGGGCTTTTTTCAATCATTCTCCATTTCGGAGAAATACTGTAGAGGATCTTTTTCCTCCACATTCTCAACAATCGTCTCTTGCACATCATCTTCAATGCTCTTGGCATCTGTAAACTGAGAACGAATGTCGTCGCCAACAGCCTTTTTAAATCTTTCGTTTAGTTCTGCGAAACTCTTAAACTGAGATTTTTCAATAAATGGCTTTAGCGGATACTGCTTCTTCCAAAGTTCTTCAAGCTTCTTATCATCTCCTCCAAAGAGTGGAGCAGGTGATGCAAACTCGCTTCTATCGTAATTTACATAACCACCAACATTACGAATTTTAATTTTAAAGTCGGCTCCAGTCCAAAAATTAAACGGATCAACTGCAACCTCATCCTGAAACTCTGGGTGGGCTAGGCTTTGAATCTTTTGAAAGATTTTTGTTCCATACTGATAAAGAAAAACTTTACCTTTATTTTCTGGATTTGCTGGGTCCTCAAGAACCAAAATATTAGAGATATAAGTCAACTTACGCTTACGATTGCGGGCAATGTTCTTGTCATCCTCAATACCGCTATTCCAAAGTTCCGTGTTAGCCGCACACACCGGACACTTTTCTCCAATAGTGGTTGGGCAGTTTTCATAAAACCACCCACCCTTTCCCTTAAAGGTGTGGCTGTATACTGAAACAAAGGGGCTGTCTTCACCATCAATTTCTGGAAGAAATCGAACAACAGCGTATCCGTTTCCAGCTTTATCGATACCCGGTTTCCAAAGTCGTTCATCTTTAAAACCCTCCTTAGCAGTCATCTTGTCAAGACGCTCGGTTAGAGATGCGACTGAGTTTTTACTCTTCTTTTTAAAATCTGAAAAATTTGGCATATTAATTGCCCAAGGGTCTACCTTGGCCTTTCTATAGAAGTATATATCCTATCAATCAATTGGCAAGCGGTTTGTTTTTGTTTTTTTTAAAAAATGTAAATTTTGTGCTTCTGTTTGAATTTTTTCAATTAAAGGTTTTGTTAGAAGCTTTCCAGCTGCTCCTGGCTCTATATTCATATCTTCGGCTAATTCTAGAACGCAATCCATAAAGGGCAATTTTGTCCTTTTTGCCCTTTCTATTACTTGATTTGAAAATCTTTCTTTGGCTGCGTCATCAATATACATGACAGAATTATAACCTCATTGCAAACAAATTCAATAATTAAATACGTCTAAATATTCTAGAACCATACTATTTAGAGGATAAAATGGCAACAGACATAGACCCAAACATTGTTATTGAAACATCTGGAATAACAGCCACCATAGCAACAGATGCTGTAGTATTCTCTGGCTCCACCGCACATTTTCAATTAATGAAACTTGCGTATGGTCTTACGGGAGCAGCGACACTCGTTTCAAGCACAAATCCTCTACCAGTAAATGTTACATCCGCTTTAACAGCCAACATTGCTGGGTTTACTGGTACGTTTACAGTTGAAGGAAAAGTTTCAGGTACTCCGGTTCCTGTATCTGGAACCGTTTACGTTGCTGGTACAACTGCCACCCCCGTATATGTTGCAAACTATTCAGGAACAAGAATTGAAGTTACGGGTGGCAGACCATTAGGAAAATCTACAGATTCTGTTTCCGTATTTGGACCAAGCGGAAATACCTGGGTATATGTAAATTTGGTAAACTCTTCTGGCACCCAGTTGGGAAATTCTGCAAATCCACTATACACAATAATTAGTGGTGCCACAGTAAGCGTTACACTTAGTACCACAGTTGGTGTGACAAACGATGGAACTTCTGCGCTAAAAATTCAAGGAATAAGCGGTGGGACATCTGTTGCAACAACAGTTGGTAATACAGTTGGTATAAACGACAC